CAAAAGAACTTGGCTGGACACCAAAGACTTCTATTGAAGAAGGCTTGAAGAAAACTTTGGAGTGGTATCTATGAGAAAGGGAATTATTCTATCGGGTGGAATGGGCACTCGTCTATACCCATGCACTGAAGTGACATCAAAGCAACTGCTCCCTGTCTACGACAAGCCGCTTGTTTATTATCCATTGTCGACGCTGATGCTTGCTGGCATTCGCGACATTATGATCATCAACTCACCAAACGACGCAGAAGCATTTCGCCGTTTGTGTAAAGATGGCTCGCAATGGGGAATCAATATATCATATGCAATTCAGCCAGAGCCAAAAGGAATTGCTGAGTGCTTTCGTATTGCTGCTGATTGGATCGGTGGTGATGATGTTACGCTGATTCTTGGTGACAATATCTTCTACGGTAATGAACTCATCAATCGTTTCAATGCTGCAACTTGGAATAATTCTGGTTGTACTCTGTTTGCCTATCATGTTTCAGACCCAGAAAGATTTGGTGTAATTGAACTAGATGAGAAAGGTGAACCAAAAGCAATTCTTGAGAAGCCAGCAAATCCTCCAACCAATTATGCAGTCACTGGGCTTTACTTTTATAACAATGATGTGGTAAAATATAGTTATCAGATCGAACCTTCTGCAAGAGGTGAGTTAGAGATTACAGATATCAATAACTTGTATCTCAAGAGTCATGATTGTAAGGTTGAGTATCTAAATCGCGGTATTGCTTGGATTGATACAGGGACGTTTGAGTCGCTTTCAGAGGCATCTGTATTCGTTGGATCAATTCAGCGTCGTACAGGTATGATGGTTGCGTGTCCAGAGGAAATCGCATTTAAGAATGCTTGGATCACCCAAGCGCAAGTTGAAGAAGCCGCTGAAAAATATAAGAAATCAGACTATGGTAAATACCTCAAGAAAATTCTGCAACAGAATGAGTATATGAACAAATGATCAAGCCAGTAGATAAAATTGTCATCGTCGGTGGTGGAAGCGCAGGTTGGATGACTGCAGCTGCAATCATCAGAGCATATCCAAATAAAGACATCACTGTAATTGAAAGCCCCAGCATTCCAACTGTTGGTGTTGGCGAGAGTACATTAGGTCAGTTTAGACATTTCTGTCACTTTCTTCAAATTGATAACAAAGATTTTATGCGCCACTGTGATGCAAGTTTCAAGATGAGTATCCAATTCACAGATTTTTATGAGAAAAATGATGGTGCATTCCACTATCCATTTGGCAAACCTTTCACTAAAGATACCATCGATGGGATGCAAGATTGGCTTTTGAAAAAAGCCATGTATCCAGAAACACCAATTCGCGATTTTGTACATTGCTATTTTCCTGCTGCTGCATTATTTGAAACGGGAAAGTTCTCGTTGAATAAATTCAACGAGTTTGATAATTTTAATCCAGATACAGATGTCGCATACCACTTTGATGCAATAAAATTTGCTATTTGGTTACGAGATAATTATTGTAAACCAAGAGGTGTTAAACATATCCAGGCAACTGTCTCTGATATTAAGACAAATGATGATGTTGGAATTGAAAAATTAGTTTTAAATACGGGCGATGAAATTACAGCAAATCTATTCGTTGATTGTACGGGGTTCAGAAGTCTTTTAATTGGACAAGCAATGAAGGAAGAGTTCACTTCATATGAACATGTTCTTCCGAATAATCGTGCATGGGCTTGTCAGGTTCCATATAAAGATAAAGTCAGAGAATTGGAAGGGTTCACAAACTGTACAGCCATTGAAAATGGATGGGTTTGGAATACTCCAACTTGGACTAGATTGGGCACTGGATATGTCTATAGTGACAAATTTGTTGATCCAGAAATTGCTAAAGAAGAATTCAAGCAGCATCTAATGGGTGATAAAATGGTCATCCCAAGAACTCGGGATGAAGTTGAGTCGCTGAATTTTAGAGATGTGCCAATGAGAGTTGGAGCATATAAGAATTCATTTGTTAAAAATGTTGTTGCCATTGGTCTTTCAGCAGGGTTCATTGAGCCACTAGAATCTAATGGATTATTTTCAGTTCATGAATTCTTATACAGACTATTAATCCTCCTACAAAGACCTGCAATAAATCAATATGATATAGATGGCTATAATGATGAAATCTTTTCTCATTGGGCTGGTTTTGCTAGTTTTGTATCAATGCATTACACATTAAGCATTCGGAATGACACTGAATACTGGAAAGCAAACTTTAATAGAAAGGTTTATGACACAACACCAGTAAAATCAAATGCATACAAACATCATGCTGCTTCGAGATTAACAAAATATAAAATGGAAGATATAAGTGGTGGACTGAACTGGATTTCAGTAGGAATGCACTGGTTCTATTACAATAAGATTCCATTTATGAAGCATGAAGAAGTCCATGAATTTATTACAAAATCAACTAAACACTATAAAAATATTGAAGATCGAATTAAAATGTTCGAGGAAAGAAAACAAAAATGGAGAAAATATGCAGTAAATTCTCCTTCTCTCTATTATTACCAGAAAAAATTTATATACGACGAAGAATAACAAGAGTTGCCCAATTTAAATAGTTGCGATATAATAAAGATATGAGCCCAAGGAGATTTTATGACTGATGTGAACAAGATGATCGAAGAACTCGTTGCTGCCGTCGGCACTCCGAAGTATGCTTATAATTGCAAAGAGTTCAATCCAGAAAAGGATACTGTGTTTTATTCTGGTCCTTACTGGGATGAAAAAGAAATCATCGCAGGAGTCAGTGCATTCCTCACAGGCAAGTGGCTGGTCTCTGGCGAGCAAGTTGCGAAGTTTCAGTGGGAGTTTGGTCGCAAGTTTAATGTTGGTCATTGCCATATGGTCAACTCTGGTTCATCAGCCAATCTTACAATGGTTGCTGCGCTGAAGAAACATCTTGGTTGGAAGGATGGTGCAGAAGTTATCGTATCACCTGTTGGTTTTCCGACTACGATTGCTCCGCTCGTTCAAAATAATCTAAAGCCAGTGTTTGTTGATATTGAAATGAACACGCTCAACTTTGATCTAGATCAAGTTGAGTTGATGATCAATCAGAACACGGTTGCGATTTTTGTATCACCTGTTCTTGGTAATCCGCCAGATATGGATCGCATTCAAAGAATGTGTGAGAATCATGGCATTCGACTCATCGGCGACAATTGTGACTCACTCGGCACTCGCTGGGGTGGAAAACTTTTGACTGATTACTACTATGCCTGGACTACTTCCTTCTATCCAGCGCATCACATTTCAACTGGCGAAGGTGGGATGGTTTGCTCGAATGACAAAGAACTTATTGACACTGCTCGTTCTATATCTTGGTGGGGTCGCGATTGCCGCTGCGTCGGGGCTGCTAATTTGCTTGCTTGTGGCACTTGCGGGAATCGATTTGACAAATGGCTCGAAGGATACAACGGAATCATCGACCACAAGTACCTATTCTCAAATATGGGATACAACCTTAAACCTCTGGACCTACAGGGGGCGATCGGACGAGAACAACTCAAGAAAATAGATGAGATTGATATCAAGCGTCGTTGGAACTTCAATAAGATCGCAAAACTTCTTGAGCAGTATGTTCCTGGTATTCGCGTTGCCGCAAATCTTGAAAAGGCAGACCCAAGTTGGTTCGGTGTTCCGATCATTACAGACACTGCTGAAAAGAAAGAGAAGTTGCAAGCATTCTTCGAAGCCAATCGCATTCAGACTCGCAATTACTTTGCTGGTAATATTCTGTTGCATCCTGGCTACAAGCATCTTGACGATGCGTCGAAGTATCCAAACGCCAACCTTGCATTGAGCAATGTATTCTTTGTTGGTTGCCCACCGCATTACGGTGCGAAGGTTTGGGAATACTATGAGAGCGTACTCGCAAAATGGCAGTAAGCGTCTTTGGTGGATGGGGATTTGTAGGTTACGAATATGTCAAAACGACAGCCGAAACATGCATTCTCCCTTCTCATAGAGATAATCACAGCGTCAGTTCTGCTGACATTGTTTACTTTATCTCTACTGTGGATAATTACAATGTGCATATCGATCCAACGCTGGACATCAATACTAACCTCATTGTATTGATGAAGGTTCTTGAGAACTACAAGAACTATATACAGTCGACAGGAGAACAAGGTTGTTTCAACTTCATCTCCAGTTGGTTTGTTTATGGTCAGGATTCTGGTTACGGCAATGAACACCGAGGCATTCCCGAGACTGACCCATGTGATCCAAAAGGTTTCTATTCGATAACAAAACGCTGCGCGGAACAGCTCTTGATCTCTTACTGTGAGACATTCGGGCTGAACTATCGCATTTTGAGATTAGCCAATGTCATTGGGAAGAATGATAAGAAGGTTTCGGCGAAGAAGAATGCACTCCAATACCTATTGGGGGAGATTGCAGCGTCGCGCCCGATTGATCTCTATGATGGCGGACGTTTCTATCGTGATTATATTGATGTGCGTGATTGCGCTCGTGCAATCGATCTAGTCCAGCGGAAGGGTAAATTAAATGAAATTTATAATATTGGGAACGGCAGTCCTTGTGATTTTCGTGATCTTCTTGAGTTTGCCAAACACCGATTAAATTCCACATCCGAGTTTCGAACGATTGAACCGAAGCAGTTTCACCAGAAGGTTCAGGGGTCTCGTTCATTCTATATGGATACAACTAAACTCCAATCTCTTGGATATACGCCCCAATATAGTAGATACGCGACTATTGTGGACATCATTGACTAGTTTTAAAAATTACTAAATAACATAGTAATCCCACAGTGTGGAGAGACTATGTTAACTGGTTTTAAGCAGTATTCCGTCCTCAATGAAGCAGCTCCTGCTCGCGGAATTCAGCACATCGCGCATCCTTCCGAATCTGCATTCGGAAACGAAACTACTGATAAAGAAGGCAAAAAGGTCTATGTTCATGGACCTAAAGCCATTAACTCTGCTCTCTCCACGATTCAAGGTGTGGCTTCTGGTCGCATCCCAGTCACTCGAAAGATCGACGATCGTATGTCTTTCCAAGCCATTCGAACTCCAGAAGGCAAAGTTGGTGTAAAATATAAAGGTCCAGGTGCGACCTATAATTTCTCCAAAGCCGATATCGAAAAGCAATACAAAGAAAAGCCATACATCGCTGGACCAATGCATGCTCTACTTCAGCATGTCGGCAAAGTTCTTCCAGATAAGGCTGGCGAGTATCAAGGTGGTTATCTCAGTTCACCTCAAGATCGTACTGAAGAAGATGGTAAGATCAGCCACACTCCAAATACGATCAAGTATGCCGTTGACAAGAACTCCAAAGAAGGTCGTAAACTTGCTGGCTCTAAAGTCAGCATCGCTCTTCACACTCAAATTGATAAGTCTGGAAAAGCCAAGCCGTTCAATTATGAAGATTTGAAGCAGCATCCAGATGTTCATGTAATGTCACATTCTGTATCGAAAGAAGAACAAAACATCGATCCAGATAAGAAGCGTCAGGCTCTAAAACATATTGGTTCAGCCAAAGAACTCATGAAAGGTCAAGACTTCAGTCACTTGGCTGGTCACGAAGAAACACTTCGCCGTTATACAAACTCAACGATTGATACTGGCGAAACACCTTCAGTTTCGGGTTACAAACAGTTTCTAAATAATTATCATAATAAGCGAATCGAATCTGTGAAAACCGAAAAAGCAAAAAATCAAAAGACGCAAGAAAAAGAAGATGCTTTGGCTCATGTTCAAAGCAACAAAGACGCTTTCAATCGCAGTCTACAAATTCACCACCACATTCAAAGAGCAACTTACGCAGTTGCTGACGGTCTATCAAAGACTGCTCATGGCGGCTATGAACATTCAATTGAAGGTCAGCCATCCACTGGCGAAGGTTTCGTCGCCAAAGGTTTGAAATTTGTTCCACGCGGATTCACTGTCGCTAACAGAGCGCGCAGTGCAAGATTCAAACAACAGAAGAGTGTAATATGAGTCACGCAGTTATTGCATGGGGAAGATTCAATCCTCCAACTCAAGAAGGTCATGGCAAGTTAGTCAAGGCTGTTCAGGCTCATGCTGAGAAAGTTGGTGGTCAACATTATATTTTCCCAACACACACTCAAGATAAGAAAAAGAATCCAATGACGCATGAAGATAAAGTTCATGCATTGCGTTCATTATTTCCAAATGCAAATGTCGTTTCTCATGGTAAAGTCCGCACATTGATTGACGCAATGAAGCATTTGGAAAAGAAAGGTCATAAAGAAGTCACCGTTGTTGCTGGCTCGGACAGAGTTCCAGAATATCACAAACTTCTAAACACTTACAGAAGTAAAGAGTTTCCAGGAAT